CTTCAGGGTTAAGCCATATGCCTTTTTTATTCTTGGTATTGCATCTGCTGCAACTCGATTAATTCCGTTTTCCCAGCGGAAAACTGTTGGTGCACTTATGCCTATAAGCTCAGCAGCTTTTTTAAGGGTTAAACCAGCCTTTTCTCTATGTTCTTTCAGGTTCAAAATTACACTTCCTTGTTACAACTTCGTAATCACATATTCAAATTAGCATTACAAATCAGAAATGTCAATACCTTAATTACATTTCTGTTATACCAACAAAAATCCCCCTCAGCAGATTAAACTGAGGGGGAAGGTATCATATAGAAGGGGGATACCTGTAAAGTGTAAGTAGAATCTATTGTTTGAGGAGTTTTGTATACAGCTCTGTCGAGTCTCCTTTGTGGAGTAACCCTAAAATCCCTGTAACCAGCATCAGGACTTCCCCGGGGGAAATGTATTCCGCCAAGTATTCGGATTTATCCTCTACAAAGCTTACAATTGCTGCTAGGTTGTCCGGGGTGTCCAGGTCTCCGTCTGTTGTCAGGTCGTTATACAGTGCCAAGACTTCCGGGACAAGTTTTAAACCTTCTGAGGCTCTTGTGATGAGGTCTGTGAGTGATGCCATTTTATTTTTCTCCTTCTATTCTTTAAGTCAGACGTGCCAAGAATCCCAACGCTAACAATCCACCGATGTTCCGTCACCTGACATCGAATGATGCGCCTGTTGTCCGGGTCTGGGGGCCTCGTGTTTCACGAGGTCCTTTACCGTATTGTCTTCAATGATTTTCTTAAGCCTTGGATCCTCATCTGCCACAACATCAACCCGCTTGGGGGTATCTGTCGGAGTAGCCTGCGACATTGGTACGGCGCCGGGAAGCATCACTTTATTGGTATCAACGGCATTGTTCATGCTGGCTTGAACTAAATTCACCAAGCTTACTTTTTGGTGTGGAATCTGCTCTTTCACCTTGCGGGCATTCCCGGCAAGGCTTGACAATGCCTCCATCAATACAGGAAGTGCTTTCAGGATGGCTACGATGGCCGATATAATTGCAGGAATCCTCAATATCCATTCAAACATTACAGGAAAAACCTCGCTCTGTACCCTCTAAAATCTGTGTGTGTCCACCCCCCACGGGTGTACTCAAGCCCTGATTTCTGCATCCAGGGTTGAGCATTGAGGGTGTTCTGAACCTGTCTGTTGCCTGCGGTGGATTCAAACCCCTGAACATGAAAATCAGTGGCAAGGCCACGAAGATGATAACTGTGTGGTTTTCCGCCAACTTTTTTGTTATGTGCCGGGGAGCGGTACCAGCAATGGACAACTACGGGCTTATTAAAATGTGCCCGGATGCGCTCCATGAGTTGGGACTGTTTAAGGGCGTTGGTGTAAACAGATAGCGGGGCGGCTTGGATTTCCTTGGGGGTACAGTTTTTAAATACTTCTCCCCAAGTAAAGTAACCACTGATCTGCCGGGTTTTCAGGGCTTCTGTTTTATTGGTATGGACTAAATTCCAAGCTTCCTGCGGAGACGTAACCCCCATTATGGTGCTGATGCCTTTAATGCATTCATAAACGCTTTCGTCATTTCAGCAATGCTTACCTGAGGGGCTGAATGGGCTTGCAGGATTTCCAGTTTGCCCCGCAAAATGCCCCCCTCCAGTGTCAATTCCCGGATCTGTTTATTCGTTTCCACATGATCCGTCCGGCACCGGTCAAGATCCTTGCGCAGGTCATTTAAAAAACGTTGAACCGTCCACCATAGGGCACCAACCGCCAGGAGGGAGCCAATCGTAAGTCCCAGCGGTCCTAATACGTCATTAGGCACTATTGTGTGGTCACCAATGGTCATTATTGAGTGATCCATTAACTTAAGTTCCCTTCTGCCCCGAAGGTGGGGACCGCAAACGATACCGCTTGTGTGGTCACTCTTTCCCCCAGGCAATATTTTCGATATCAGAGAACGTTTTCCCCTTCAAGATCTTGGCTTCCTTCGATTGTGATTGCTCCCGGTGCTTCTGAAGCTCTACGGAGACAGGGTGTTTCTTGGCCGCGTCCCCGAGTAATTCCCAGATAGCGTTCAACTGTTGATGGACGGGAACAGCCTGCAAAATGGTTTCTTCGGCTTTTTGCTTCAGATCAGAGACACACTCGGCTTTGTACTCTTGTAGCGTTGAGGTAAACTCTTCGGTCTTGGTGCCGTCAGGGTGGACGGTGATTGTTCGGTATCCCATTTAGTACGCTCCTACGGTTATACGGGCGATGGCGTTAGTATTGCTCTTGGATAGGGTCAAGGCGCTGATGTTCGGGAACGCTGCATACGTAAAGGCTGCGGTCATCCCTACAATGCCGTTCACGTTCCCGGTCCCAATCCCCATGTAGTTGACCCTCGTGATGGAGGTGGCACGCATGATGGGAGCCCCGTCTGACATAAGCGCCACAAAGAACCAAGGATCATTAAGAACAAGGCTTGCAAGGGAAACGTCGTAAACGGCGATTGCATCGGCAGCCTGGGATCCGGAATCAAACAACGGTGCTCCGGTTGGCTTGGCGTTTGCACCACTCGCGTAAATCCCCATACGGAAGAGCTTCCCAGCGCCCCCGCCGGTCGTCACTTCCCCCAGTATGCGGGTGAAGGTATCGCCGGGATTCGGGTTCGGGACCCCGTAAAAATAAATCGTATTGGCTGCCACTGTAAAGGTTGTGCCCCCGCCGTCTCCATAATGTCCGTAAGCAAACGCAGCATCTTTAACAATGCTGGGATGCAGAGTCGGGACCGCTAGGTTTGTTCTTGCCCCGGAGGCTGTACTGGATCCGGTTCCTCCGTCTGCGAGAGCTACATCGGTTCCCCCAGGGTTGTAGTAATCGGTACCTGCTACGGCGGTGGCGGGGGTACTGACTGCACCGGCAACGGTGTGTTTCAGCAGGCCGGTTGTGAGTGCCCCCAGGTTGACTTCAGCAAATAAGCCGGATTCCGCCTGAGCGGTGATGTATTTTGCGCTATCGGGGGCGCCAGCAGAGCCGCCCCCGCCTCCGCTAAAGATGCCAGCCATTTAAAACACATCCTTCACACAGACATGAACAACCAGCACCGAGGGTGCAGCCGTAGAGCTATTAAAGATCAGGGCTTCCCCCTGCCGGGAACACAGAATATATTTATTGGGATCTACTGCTTCCGCCAGTCCCATACTTGCAGGATTCTCGGCGATGGCGAGGGACGTTGCCCCGGTTTTAATCGTCAAATTGTAGGCGGTGGCATCGATTCCAAACAAACCCATCAAGAATTGATGGTTGCCCGCCGAGGCGGAAATGGGCGTAACATCCGAACTCCCGGTATCAAAAACGAGTTTCCATTGCTGAATAGTCTTGCCCCGCGCGTTGACGGAGCAAATAAGCGTTGCTGCATCTGCCATTTACGTTGTCCTTTGTTGTTAAAGCTGTGTGACGTAGTAACCCATAATGTCGACATAGAGGTCGTGAGCGGCATGGACGATCTTGTAATCAAGCTGCTGGGAGGTATCCAGCTCCTGTGGATATCGGAGCATCGGGAACTCGTTTTCAGCCACCAATGCCCGCAACTCTGTCCCCACCGTTAACCCGGACCCGGTTTGCCTAATATAGGTTGAACCGTTTGCCGTGGCCCCCACGACGACCGCATGGATCAAAGCACACCGGCTGATGGGCGGAACGTATGAACTGCACCCGGCAGCACGGAAGGTATTGTCTGCGGTCCCCCCGGACACGACCGACGTCGTTCCCTGCGTTGGACCCGCAAGATCGGTAAAGTTGACCCGATAATTGATCAGGGGTTCAAAGGGCCACCCGGTGACACGAAAGGGAATGATGTTGCTGGAACCATCGTTTCGGATGGCAATCGGCAGTTGCCGTTTTAAGTCGTACCCTGGCGGGAATGTGATCGACCCGGAGGCGGATTCATTCGTAACAGACAACACTCCTGCGACTGTGCCGTCAGAAGACTTCTCAATCAGGTACACGTAATACCAGGTCCCGCTAGCCTCTGCCCCGGTGTCGAGACCATTGGCCCCTGCAACGGTGAGATCCAGTGTCAGGGTTACGGCGGGGGTAATGAGGTCTTTGTTGGTACTGTTGGCCCAGGAACCGGTTGCAATGGTTACCCGTGCAGCCGTGGAGTACTCGACCTTACAGCCGGAACGGTGGCCGGGGGGCAAGAGGGGAAAGTAGGTAGTGCCGTTATTAGTGGCTTCCCATTGATCGTTGGTGGCGTCCTCGTACCGGAGGGCGGTATTGGTGAGGGTGCCTCGTTCGACGGCAAAGGTCGCATCTCCCGGGGTGGATCCGGCATAGGTGTTGTCGAGTGTCAGGGTGCGGGCATCTTCCAAGTTCCCTGCCAGGACGGTATCCAGCTTGGTTTTAATATTGGTGAAATTGGCCTGACAGGCGTTAAAGTCAGTCTGGACTTCTGGCCCGTCATTCGGTGTTCCGTTGGCATAGCTGCCCGCCATTGGGGTAATGGTTACGGTCATATCCTGTGTTGTCCTTTAGTGTTGGCTTAAATATTCCACTTCAATGACCCAGTCCACAATATCGACCGGGGCATTGGCATCATTGTTAATGAGGGTGAAGGACCGGTTCTTGAAGATCCCGGTCGGGTAAAACTTGTATCGTTTGAGCTGGCTATCCCCCCACTGGTACACAGCGGGGTCACTTGTCCAGACGCCGCCCCCCCACAGGTAAGGCCCTGCTGTTAAGGCGAGGGCAATGGCGGCTGCGGTCCGGGTGCCGTCATCGAGGGATGAGTTGAGAGTAAGGCTGTAGCTGCCGTTTGCCCGGACAGTGATTTCAGAGTACACAATCCGTTTGAACATGTCGGGTTCAAAGAACTCTAACGAGGGGGTTTGGACGGTGGCCATAATGGCAGAGCCGTTGTAGTTGTGGACGTTGGGATCGAGCTTGTAGATGTGCCCGGTATCGGAACCCAGGTACACGGAGCCGTCATCATCGACAAAGGCAGTGGTGGTTTTAAAGCCTGTTTTCTTCCGCCATCCACCGGTGCGGATGTTGTAAAACCAAATCGTGTCCGGGTAGGTGTTGGCACCGGTTGCAACCGCAAAGCCGATTCGGTCGTTTTTCCAGTCATAGAACGATAAAGCAGCGGGGAGGGTGGTGCCTGACAAGGCGGAGAATTGATCCCGGACCTTGTCGGAGATAAATTTTTCTTTAAAATTGACATTCCGCTGGGCGGTCTGGTAAGTACTGACGCCTTTAGGCGTTAAGAATGCAATATCCTGTTCAAAGTACACTGCTTGCCGGAAGCCCGGCACCCCGAGATCGGAGGCCACTTCCTTAAAGACAAAGGGGTCTGCGGCTGCGCCGGTCCCGTCAATGATCCCGATGCTGCCCTCCTTGGAGGTAAAGACCAGGGGGCGGAGTTCACCGGGGATAAAGAGCTTGTGAATGGAGGTCAGCTTTTGCCCGTTATGGCGGTTGCAGTTGATGAAGTTTGCCCCGTAACCGGCTTCAATGTTTCCGGCATCGGAATAATAGAGGTAGGAGGTTTCCCCGGACCCGGGGAACATAAAGAGCCTGTTTTGGGCATAGAGCGTTTGCCGGATCGCGTTCTGGGGACTTCCCCCCAAGGCGCTAACGGTGGTACCGTCCCATTTACGGGGAGGAGAGGCGGAGGCCCCGTCACACAGGATCAGGTAGTCGTTGGCATTTTCAAAATCAATATAGGCGTTATTGGTGAACGTGGCCCCGATGTCGGTGGCAACACCCCCAACCAGTTTGTAAACCTTCGTCCCCTGGGCATACATAAAAAGGGAAGTCCCATCGGATTTTTTGTACCGGTGCAGGCCGGTGATGGGACTGTTTGTTCCCGTGTAGTAGTGGAGTGAAAACCCGTAATCCTTACTGATGCCCCCCCGGTTGATGACTTCCCAGTTGTCCTGGTTGACGAACTCAAACTGAATTTCCGTCATCCCCGCCCCGTAAAGGGCGTTGGGGTCGATGGTGTTGTAGGAGTGTTCTTCAGACGTGGTGTTCATCCCACCCGTAAGATTATTGAGCCTGAACTTCTTCCGTTTGTTCTGGGCCATTAGTAAAACGACCCTTCATTCGTGGGTCGCTTGAAGGCGTCGGTCAAATGCCCGTTCCCCGAAGGGTCCCGCATACCGAATTTGTAATAGCCCATCAGGTCGTAATCATTGCCGGGTCTGTCGTAGTTCAGGGAGTCCCGGACGTTTGGCATCCCTAAGGCTTGGTTTGCAAACCCCGGTTCATGTTGCTTGTTGAGGGAAGAAAGAATGAAATCCAGAATCGATGAACGTTCAGGCATTAAAACGCCTTTGGCATTTGCCTGGGGATACCGGCATCGGTTTTCATGGCCACGAGGAGGGGTTCGGTCTTGGCCTTCATTAACGTAATGGCGTAATCTTCCGCCCAGCGTCCCAGTGCTGCCCCCAACCACATCTTGCAGTTAAACTTCAGGATATCCTCGTCCCCTACCGGGAGGAGAAACGTATCCCCGGTGGCGGTGGCTTGGGGCATATCCTTGAAGTGATAGACTTGCAGACTGTAGTCCTGATCGGGGATGGTGTTGAGTTCCAGTGTGTCCCCGTATTTGCTCCAGGCGTTGGGGGTGGTGGTTTGGAGGGCGCTTCTTCGGTAGTAATCCTGAAAGTCGCTCCAGTCTTTTTGCTCCAGGTTGCCCTGGTAGTTGGTGAGTTCTCTCCGAATATACCGGATCCGGCGGGGGTCTATGCCCAGGGTGGACATTGCGTATTGATATGTCCCCACGCCATACGTGAGGGCTGTTTTGGTTTCGGTAAAGTAGAGATTCCCCATGCGGTTCATCTCACTGATTACCTGATTCAAAACATCAATGGCAATATTCAGGGGGAAGGATTGGGTCGTTAGAAAGCTGGTGGGTTCGGTCTCATTGAGGGACCGGTACGCAGCTGCAATGACCTGAAGGGCGGTGGACACTCAGGACTAGTAGCCTTGCTTCCGGCGCTCTAACATCGGCACGAGGATTGCATGGATATCAGGGGGAACCATTTGCTGAACATCACACTGAACTTTTGTTTTGTGCCCGTTGATCTCAGGGAACACGTACCGGGCCGTTTGCCCGTTTTCCGTGATTGGGGTTGTTTCTATGCCCATGGAGGGGATAAAGATCGGCACCATTTCAGGTTCTGTTTTCTGAACAGTTACCTTCTTTTTAGGTTTCGCCGTTTCGGGTAAATCCAGTTCAGGTTCTACGGTTACCACCGCTATTTCTTCGGCGGTTTCCTGGACTTCGACTTCAATTTCAGTAGCAGTTTCTGCGTGCTTAGACGGCATGCGTAATCTCCTTTGCTTTTAACGTTTCCTGCTGTTTGTCGTGGATTTCATCCAACACAATAAAATGGCTCATGTCGGGCAGTGCGGGGATGGTGGCAATGTCCACAAAGACATTTGCCTGTGGGGAAGGCATCAGCCTTCGCTGTTCAGGGCATTGGACCAGATGTTCAAAGAACGTCAAGGGGATTTGATTGACCCCCGGCATCAAGTGCCACCGTACGTTGTTAATTTCCGGGGTCAGGGAAATGATGGTCACGGTCCCGTCAGGATTATGAACGTGGTACTCTTCTTCCTCGTTCAGGTTGCAGACAAACTGCACCCGGGGTTCGTGCCGGAGCTGAAACAGGAAGTCTTCAATGTCTTTGTCCATGGGGCCGAGGATGGTGTATTCAGGTTGATCGGTTCGTTTTTGTTGGGTCACTTGGTTACCTCACTTGTTAATAAAAAGGGCAGGGGGCCGGAGCCCCCATGCCTGGCGATAGAGAACAACTTTTAAGCAGCAACGCCTGCTTCGAACCGGGTGAAGAAGTTGTTGTTGAGGACCTTGGGAAGCTGGTAGGCTTTCCAACCAAGCGTAGCCCGTTGATCCAACGGATCGGCAGCCCCGGCAGAACCCAGCGGTTTTGCAATGGTTCTGAAACGGCCTGATCCGGCAACATCCACTACCCCGAAGGCGTTCTTGCCAAAGATGAGTGCGGCGTACACATCGACACCACCGGACCCCCCTGCGGCAAACAGCGGTGCATGGGTACTGACGTACCACGCAACACCGCCAGCTATTGGGAGTTCAAAGTTCCATAACTGCTCCGGGTTGGAGTATTTCATGGTGTCTTTGATGTCGGTATCGTTGGTCAAGTCATGCCACATATAAGGATGGATAATCCCCACATACAGCCCGCCTTGTCCGTTGGCTTCACTTCGCGATCCCCGGAAGGGCATCGCATTGTTTGCCTGGAGGGTTCTCACCCGTTTCTTGACGGCGGCCAGGGTGATCGGGTTTGAGGCATCCTGGGAGGTTCGTGCAGAACCGGTCGCATAACCAACCGAGGTCCCGGTGACGACTTCCGCCCGGATGATCTGATCGACCGATTGACCGGCGTTCTCGGAGATCAACTCTCCGGATTCGCTCATCACCTTGTCGATGCCAGACATGTCCATAAAATCCGACACTTGGACGTAGTTCCCGTACTGGGCGGCTGTCCCGATTACTTCCGCGTTCGACAAGGAAGCGGCTGCGGGGGTGACACCCTCAGAGAGTGCCGAGGTCACAGTGGTTAAACTGTTAAACCGGCGGTACGAGACCTTGCGGCCTGTGTTCTTGGGAATATTTCGGGGTTGGCCGAAGCCTGCAAAAAAGAGGGTTGGGAGTGCTCTTTCCAGAAGGTCACGGTCAAAAAACGCAAGCTGATCCTGCGTTGTGAGTGTTCCAAATGTATCCATGGGTTAAATGCTCCTTTGTTGCCCGTCTGGCGGGTTTAAACTATTCGTAAATATCGCTGTTGAACGTCCCACGGGATTGCCGGTACTTCTGGAACTCTTCCCGGGGCATCGTGTGAAAATTAACCTGTTGCCCGGATGGGGGGTTCATGGAAGAAGCGCCTGCGCCCGGTTGTAATGCCAGGTGTTGCAGCCGTTGGCCGTTGCCCTGCGATTGGGTAAAGCCTTGGAGCCTTGTTTCAAAATCCTTGATGGCGTGTTGAATGGCCGTGTCTTCGTCGATCCGGACCCCCCTGCTCGTCGCCTCCATCCATTTGTCGTTCGCAATGCTGAAGATTTCCTTTTTGAAGGGGGCGTATTGGGGGTACTGTTGCAGGTATTTCTGCTCCAGTTGGACCGCATGTTGCTGTTCGTTCACCCGTGAGAGAATACGATCCTCGAAATTGCGCTCGTATCCATCCATGTCACTAACAAACTGTTGCAACTTGTCTTCTTTGGTCATTCCCTGGTGTTGGGTTTGGCCGGTGAAAACCTTGGCGGCATCTTCCTTCCAGCGGGTTAACGCTTCAACCTGGTTTTTAAGGTGGGCGTGTTCGCTGGGGTCGATGGTTACGACGGGCTCAGGGGACGGGGCCGGTTGAGGATCGGCGGGGGTCGGGTCATACGACGGTCCCGCGTCTTCAAATTCGGACGCGTCAAAATCAAAGTCATCGGACATGAAAAAAACTCCAAATTGTTTTATCACTTTTCCTGTCAGGCCAGGAATCCCGCCGAATCACTTGGCGAAAAGGAGCACTTGTTAAGTCTGTTTAACTGCCGTTTACGTACTGTTGGGCCTTCATCTCAATGGTGGCAATGAGGGTTTTGGCGTAATGGGCTTCGGCGTGTTTGTTGTTCAGGGCAAAGACATCATCGAGTGAGGATGCCGGTCTAAGCGGCAAGGATTTCGCCTTGGCCTCCAGCATCGGGAGGAGGAACTCCCGCCATGGCTTGCTCTGGGTTAACTCCCATGCTAGCTTCTGCTGCTCCTGCGGCAGCGGCGGCAAGCTGTTGTTGCTGGGCGAGTTGCTGTTGTTGGAAAGCTGCTGCAATGGCTTGCTCCACTTGTTCTATCATCGTCTTGGTATCCTTCATCCCCTGCAAATCCCCAATCTTCTGAATGATGGGCTTTGCAATCGAGAACCGGTCGGGCGCCTGGAGGACCAGCCCCAAGAGTTCCGTCAGGGAGGTAACTTGGGCTTGTTTGCTTTGGGAGGGGTTCACCCCCACCAGTTCAATCTTGTACTGTCCGGACTTCAGGACACTCATATCCACAGACCCGTAAAGGTCTTGGCCCGTCATCGGGTCTTCCTTGCGGATCGTCACAGGCTCGGTGTAGACATCGGCCGCCAGGTACATGAGGTCTTCCAGGATATCGGTGATGCCCACAGAAACATGTTCAATGACTTCTCTCGTGATCGAGATGGTGTTTTCCTGAATGATCTGCATCTCAGTCGCTGTTTTCTTAAAGTCGATATTGCTGGCGCCCTGGAAGGGCTGTTGGGCACCGCTGGTAATTTGGGCCTCTGCCTTCAGAACCCCGATGTCATTTTGAAGGACTGCGATTTCCGACATATCGCCGGAGAGGTTCACAATATCTTTCAGGGGTTCATCGGCTATTATGATAGCGGCGGCGCCCCCGAAGGCTTGGGTCATGTCGACAGTGGGGGTAATGCCCCACTTGTTCCCGTTCCGGGCCAGGCAATCGAGTTTGTAGTTTTGTTCCATGTTGATGATGGCTTGCAGATCTTTGACATCTTCGGCAGGGCCTGTGCCATACGGAGAATCGACATCCGGCATCCAGTTAAAGAACCGGGCAGGATTTCCGCCCCGGGTGGAGAGATTGGGGACAAACTTGACTAAGATTGATTCTCCTGCAACCCCCAACAGCATATTGCGATACTCGCGGTATTTCGTTTTCAGGTAGGGGAAATAGAAGAAATCATAGTCGATGTGTTTTTCGGTATCTTTAAACGATTGTTCCACCCCGTTAAAAGAGGAGATTTCGTCACTGTTCCGGTTCGAGAACTTTTGGGCATGTTCGCTGCTTTGGGCATCGAGTTTGTCGACATTAAAGAAAGCTTCTTCATCCTTGAAAGACTGGACGGTTTTGGTGGTGAAGTACCCCCATTTCATATAATCGGCATCACAGGCCAGGGGGTCAGGATAAAAGCAAATGGGGTTCCAGACATCGACATCCACCTTGGGGGGCAGCTGCACCTGAAAGGGGACGGGTTGTCCGAACGTTTCCGAAGCAGGGTCTTGATCGACTTCCCAGCGCCACGTAATGCCCCGCTTGGTTTTCGGATACACAGCAGCGTTTCCGCTCCAACAGAGATTGAGGATTGCGGCCCCCAGCTTCTCCGTCATCTTGGCTTCCCTTAACTTAGAAACAAAGGCATCGGTGAGCTGGTCTTCAATTTGGGCGGCTTCTTCGTTCAGCCCCCGGATCCGGCAAAAGTTTTCATCGTTGGGGAAAATGGTCAGTTTCAAGTAAGAATAAAGCTGCTTGACCTGTTGTTTGGTGACCGGGATAAAGATGTCCTGCCGGTTGGATTGGGCGTTTTTTTCATTCCCCTGGACGCTTAGTTTGGGGAGGAGGTCCCCACCGACAAACTTCCCTTGCAGGTAGGCGTAACAGGTCCGCATGGTGATGTGTTTGGTTTTCCCGGATTCAATGAGGGATTTCTTAAGGGTGTTGCAGGTCGTGACAATTTCTTGCTGCTCATCAGCAGGGGGCTCGTGGTTTGGGTTTTGGCCAGGTTGGGTCGGAGGAGCTTCAAGCTCCCCGGGGGGCATCATTCCCATTCAGGGCTATGAGGCCTTCAACTTCGGCAATTTCGGAAGACCTTCCAGTTTGGGCAGTTGTCCAGGCTTTTCTTCCTCTGGTTTCTTCACTGTCTTTCCAGACAGGATGGCTTTCAACATTTCCCGGCCAGCGTCCCCGGGTTCCATTTCCTCCGTGAGGATTTGTGCAGAGGCAAACAAGACATCGGTTAAAGTGGTGGAATTAACAGCATCAAATTTTTGTAATGCCGAAATACTCCCGGTTAAATTCAATAATGCAGAGGCAGCGGCTAAGGTGTTAATTCCCGCTTCATCCAGTTGACCGGTCGCAACGCCTTTGATAGCGCCTGCGGTTCCCCTGAACCCACGATCAGCCGTTGTCTTAAATGACTGATACCGGGCACCTAATTGCCCCCCTCCGGGTTGGAGGTATTCGGTCATATCAACAGAGGCATCAATGCCGAGTGAGTTTAAAATGTTCCGTGATTGTATTTTCACTTGGTTCAATCCCATTGCTTCCGTGGTTTCACTGAAACCCTTCTTCTGGTCTTTATCAAACATAAACTGCCATACCATATACGGCACTAACGACGGTGCACCGAACACTACGGCTCTTGTCATATTGTGCGCAAGGTACGAGGCTATCGCCTGCCCCCGTTCTTTATATGGGGTCTTGGGGTGAAGCATTGTCTTTACTGTTTTGTAGTGCCACCTGGCCTCGGATATCGGATATCGGGCCAAATCTACCGCTAAAGATGCTTCGGGGGACCGGTCATACCGGGGACGATCCCACGGTTCATAATCAAAAATCGTATCGGCCATTGCTTTGCGGGGGTTCACTCCGGCCCGCTTGGCGATATTATAAACGTAGTTCTTTTGAGCGGTCACGGTCCAGGAGAAGGGATCCCGGTTACTCATGCTGTAGTTGGGATCCTGGGAACCGTAAATACCTTGTTTAATTAAAGCTTTGTTTTGCTTGAAGGGATTCATGCCGGTATCCATAATGCCCTGGATGACCGCTTTCGGATTCGAAACCCCGAAGTATGCAAAGGGGCGGGTCATGTCTGCGACGTTCCCGGCAGCCCACAACACATTGAAGTTTGCTTGTGCTTTTCCGACACCCTTGGCAGCGGCAATGACCGGTTGGAGGTTTTTGCTTTTCTTCCAGGGCCCGCCTTCGTCCACCCATTCCAGCCATTTCTTTGCATCGTATAGTGTATCTGGTGTGAGTCCGTAAGGCTTGAGGGCTCTGGTAAGTTCCCGCTTATTCCCCGATTGTTCAATAACGGTGTTTAAAGCTTTTTGAAGACTTCGAACCGGTTTACGAATCTCGGAATAATCCCCGTCTTTCTTACTGGCGTAGGCTCTGAGTTTCTTGGCCACGGGTTCATAAAACTTCTTGGAGAACATCTCAGAGGGGTGACCGTGAAACCGGGGATCGGGGATACCCCGGATATCGTCTTTGACATCGCCCTTGGCGCCTTTCTTTGTCATGGTGTCGTAGGGGGAGGGTTTTTTCTTATTCTCTCCGCCGGATTCCATCATCTTGGCCATAAAGGATTCGTAGTGGGCTTTTTGTTCTTTGCTCATACTATTGAGCTGTTCCGCTTCGGAGAAGACGTCCCGCCCGTTGTGTTGCTTGTCGGCGGTCAGGATAGCGGCAAAGTTTTTAGGGTGACAGGAATTACCCATTAACAATCCTTTCCGGTCATTTCTTTGTAGAGCTTCCGACGGTCTGCTTCACTCATGTTTTTTAACTGGCCCTCAATATCACTGGTGGAAGCGTCTTTTATTGTACTGCGAACGTCATCCACTTGCAGCTTTTCGCCCTTTTTAATCTTATCAATTAAGGTATCCCACTGCTGGATTTTTTGACGGGTTGCCGAGGTGAACTCACCCTTCAGGGTTTTGTCTTGTTCCATGATTTCCCCGGAGCGCCGATCGATGATTCTGCCGTTCTCATCTTTAATAAAGGGAGAAGGTTTCCCGGTGGCCTCAATACTAATAATCCTGGAGCCTGATTCAGGTTCGTTTACATGGTAAGTATGTTCCTGCCCGTTCTCATTGATCGCCTTGATGATAACATCGCCTTCGTTGGTGACATCCATATCCAGTACCCGGATATCTTTCTGGAACAGGGTGGAGGTGTCCCCACCTTGTCCGCCTTTGCCGCCTTCGGCTTCGTATTCAATCGTCACCGTTTCCCCGGATTTGCGGGCAGCTTTTGCAATCTTCCGGATTTCGTTTTCTGGCATGGTGGGTTGACGCCCCCGCTTCGATTTCCCAATCGCTGCCTGATACTCGGCTTTCTTCTGGGAATACTGATCAATTACTTGGGCATGGGTTTTCTGTATGGCTTCGGACCGCTCGGGGCTATGGCCAATTTTGGTGTAATCGTACTTACTGGCTTTCTTGTGATACGTCAGGCCTTTGTCCAGGGTGCCCTGTTCTTTCTTGGTGTGGTTGTCAAAGAGAAGGTTTGCCCGCCGGGTTATTTCAGCTTCTTCAAGAACCTTCGGCGCTTTGCTTTGTGCGTCTTTTTTCTTGTCGCCTTGTTGCTTGTCCTTCGCAACTGACTTCTGTTGTTTCTGCTCAACGGCTTGGCGCTCCCGTTCCTGTTTAATCACGGCATTCTGTTGTTCGGACTTTGCTTTATTAGAGGCCTTCAGCTTGTCGATACCCTCCTGTCTCCGGAGAGACTTGGATTGCTCTTCTAGTTTGCCTCGATTTCGGTCATGCTCAACGGCATCCCCGATCTTTGCAATAACCGTTTTCCGCTCGCCTGGTGTATAACGTGAAAGAAATTTGTCAGCGTATTGCTTACGTCCTGCTCGTCCAGAGGTATAGGCTTTCTTCCCAAGGTCAACCAGACGAGCATAAATCTCGGCAGCGTTGGGCTTGTCTGCAATGGTTTTGAGATTCGCATTTTTCTGCTTGGTAGAGGGGTATTTTGTTGCGATTTCTTGATTAATTCTGTCGTATTCTTTTTTAACCGTTTGAGCAAGCGTATTTGCTGCTCTACCCGTATGATCATTACGAGAAAGACCAGTAAGATTAGCATATAGTTCCCCAAGCGCCTTTACTTTTGCCTGTAAGGTTTTAAGTTCTGTCACCCGCTGTTGGTTCTGAATATCAGAAACTTCTTTCTGAACCCCCACCTTAAAGGTTTTAGCCTGCCCATACCCTTGGGCCTGATTCAAGGCTTTTCCGACACCCCTACTCTGGATCTCACGTCCTCGGTTGGCGCTCTGGTTCTGTTGCGCATGCCCCGGCATTGCAAGCCCCATGCCACCACCAATTGCCGCCGCTTTCTTTGCCTCGTCAATGGCTCTGCCAAAATCCAAGGGATTACCCGATGTTGCATCCCCCACCAGTGAGCCGCCGAATCCGGCAGCGCCTTGCGTGACCCCTTGAAACCCGGCATTAGTAAAACGATTTGGGATGTTTTTCAATCCAATTAAATTGGCCCCAATATTAACGGGAAGTTGAGAAGCTGCCTGTAAGGGTGTTGATCTACCTGAGGCTACGTTTGAGCCTTGGTATAGTAACGGTAGGCCTATTGCCGCTCTTTTTGCACCGGTTTGAGCAAGTTGCCTTGCAACTGTAGGAATTAAGCTTGCGGGAGCGGCAACGCTTGGGGATGCTAGACGAGCTGCCGTCATGAATGAAGCGAACCCCCCGCCAACCTGCCCTGCTGTTTGTAATATCGGGTGCTGGGCTGCCGGGCCGAGGGCTTGGTTTATCTGGTTGAAGCTTTCATATTGGGGCGGGAACGGCTGTTTCCCAGCCAGGGATCGGACCGGGTTTATGACATTCTGGATGAGGGGTTTTTCAATCAGGGGCATGAAGGGGGTTCCCTCCAGGTATCCCTGTAATGGGGCAGCAATAGAAGTCGCGGTACGGGTGGGCTGTTGTTCGGTGTTATACCGCTGTGTTAGTTTCCCCAGTAAAACATCCTGATCAACCGGATCAGCGGCACCGTAAGACTTTGAAAGTTGTGACAGAATGCCTTTTTGGTCATCGGGATCGGCTTGCCAGAATGACCCACTTTGTTTTAAACGGTCATAGACATTGACCTGAACCCGTGCTTTGAGCTCCTGCTCTGGCATCCTACAATCCTAATTCTTGAGCGGCTTTAGCCCCTGCGTTGGATTTCCAGTTTCCGGATGCGCCGCCTCGCTTGGCGTAATCTTCCGGGTTGATGCCCATTTTCGACAGGATTATTTTAATGGATTGCGCCCGTTGTGGGTTTGCAGCTTGCCCGTCACCGTTCCACCATTCCCCAGGTTTCCCGTTTACAGCTTCTTCATAGGCGGCAATCAATCCATAGGCTTTTTCAGCATCCGCCCCGGAGAGTTTCTTTTCTTGCTTGGATTTGTTCCGGGCTTCGGATTGTTTTAAACCAAGCTCAGAACCCCTGAGGTTAATATTCTGTTCATCAAAACCTAAGGATCTGTCTTTTTGTCCGAGCTCCCGTGTTTTGGCGGCCTGATCGAACTGCTGTCCCTGCTGTTCCAATTGAAATTTCTTCGGCATTAAGCCGGTTTCGGCTTCAGTTTGATTAATCTTGGCGATTAATTCTTTCTTTTTAAGGGGCGCAATGTCCAGATCCGCTTCAATGGCTGCAATAAGCATCTGCTTATGCCCAATCTCAGCCTCTTTCTCAAGAGGAATGTATTGGTTTTCAAGCGTCGTTTGCTGTGTGGTTGCTCCAAAGTTTTTAGTCTGGGCGTCCTGAAGCCTAACCTGCGATTGCACCTGCTGGGGCTTTAAGTTTGCATCTGTCATGGTGTTGTACATACTGGCCAATGACGCAGCTCCACTAAACAGGTCATCCCCGTCAGCCTGCTCCATCGCTTTGTTGCGTTGATTGGCGTAATACGCTTTCCGGTTTCCTTCCCGCTGGTTAAACGCCAGGGGTGCCGCAAGCCCTAATGCCGCCGCACCTTCACCACCACCTACCAGTGCCCCAATGCCTGCCCCGGCTAAACTCTCCAACAGAGTGGCAATAATGGGGTGTTTGCCTTGGAAACTATCCGGGGTGGCGTATTCCTGAGCAACTCTCTCCCGCTCTGCAGCCTTTTCGGCCCGGACCATATTGAGGAAATGCTCTATGGTCATCTGCCCTTGTTGACCAGGGGCTGCGGCTTGTGCCGGAACACTGGCGGGATCATAGGGCCTAAGGGCCATCATGTCCCGGGGATCGTTGATGTTCATCTTCCCACTGATGGGATCCATATTAAATGACGTTTCCCCGAACGGCATCCGCACCGGCTGCATATTCTGCGCCATTTGTGGACTTTGAGACATACTGTTATCCCAGACACCGGGCTTTGCGAGTTGTGAAAGGACCGGGGAACGTTTTGGTTGTGCTTGTGCCATCGGTTGCGGTTGTGCTCCTTCTAAGGCTTCAATGTGATAATGAGGGCCTCCCCACACGGCTTGCCCTTTCGGACGGGTGGTTTCATCTAAAACTCGGTAGCCTTTTTGCTTGGCGGTTTCAAATAACTTGTTCCGATCTACGCCTTGATGACCAATATCAATGGCCATTCTCCGGTAATGCTTCGACCCTGGGTTATGACGTCCTTTGTCTGAACTGGTGACGGTGTACTTGTTTTCTCCGGCATACGCGAGGAGTTCTTTCAGGAAATCCCGTTGTGGCATTTAACCCGGCATACCCGTGTACGCTTTTGCAACGGATCCCGCTGTCTGCGAAAGGAAACTCAGTAACGGATTCGGTCTCCCTGCCTGTGCAGCCTGGAAGGAAGCCGCGCCTTGCTGGGATCCACCGGCTAAGCCGCCAGCAGTTGCGAGGGGAGAGGCCAGATTAGACTGAAAGCCCATTGCAAGCTTCGCAGGTGCGTACATTTGATCAAATGCTGCGGAACGGTCATTCCGGAGACCTGCGAGTCCTGCCAGAATATTGGAGTATTGTTGCTGGTACGCGTCTGCACTGACCCCGCGAGCTTGATCATCGGCGGATGTTAGTTGCCGGTTGCGTTCGTCTCTAAGCAAACTGTTCTGATAGGCATCAAAAGATCCCCCCATCAGGTTACGGGCATTTAAGTCGTTGCGTAAATCTTTGTTGTCCCGGTCGAACTGACTGTAAATGGGGTCGGTGAGCATCCGGCGGGTACTGCCATAGAAGGGATTATTGTAGAGGCTGTCGACATCCATAGAGGTCGGGATTCCAGCCACCAGGCTATTGAGACGCCGGTCGGTGGTCATCTGGGTTTTCTTTTGATCCAAGCTTTGGTTCGGCGTAAAGGTGGTAGCATTACCCCGTGTCTTGACGCGCCCTTGTGGTGACGTAAAGTCATTCCGGGTATAGTGCCCCATGATCCGCTTCATTTCCTTCTCTTCGAGATTACTCCCAAAGACCGGATCATTATATTTCTTATTCTTTCCGCCAAAACTCATGCTACTTGCTCCATGATGGGTTCCCGCTCTGGGTTAAGCCTGTACCAATGCGCCCGACGGAGTTCGTATAGATGGACATCTGTCTTAATGCCATGTTTCTTGGTTTCCTTGTATTGGGTTGCGAGGTGGCGAAAGCCGTGTTTCGCTAATAATTTTAATGCGGTCGTCTGGTGCGACATCGGCTGTGCTTTTATCTTCCCAACCCCTAAACGAAACGCCTCGTCCAGTAAATTGGAGATGAGATTCAACTTTAAACATGGCTTCATATACCTCGGGTCAACGAGTAAACTAATTGTGATGTGTAAATCGTCTTTTTGCCCATACAACCACCCTACGCCGACCGGGTAGGTGTAGGCATCCATGACCCACATTTGCCCTGCCAGGATGGCCCCTATAATGCTATCGGGATCATAAACATCGTAGTCGCTAGCGCACTGATCCCAATACTTCTGCACCATGAGGAGAATGGGAGGAATATCAGAGGGCTCAGCTTTCCGAAAAGTGAGCATTATTCAACGTAGACAGTCTCTGAGGGCAAATTATGCTTACAGTATTTGCAACCATAAAACTGATTTCCATCACTATCTATTGCTCCTCCACTTAATACCAAGAGTTGTTTGTTCCATAATGTCTATCCTTCAAACCCTTCTCGTCCAAAACGCCGCCAAGCTGAGGCTGCGACAATAGTAAATGGGGATGACAGGGTAGAAAAACACCTTGCCCGTCTGAAACTGGCAACACCGAAACAAGGCCAGATTCGGGTTATGAAGATAACAGATCGGCAATATGGTCGAATGGAATTATTGATTGGAAAAAGAAGTGAAAATGAAGAAAAAAGGTCTCAACAGCTTGTTTTTTTCTAAGCGGAAAAAACCATTTTCCTTGATCCTGCCTGGATTCCAGCCCGAACTATCGTAGCACAGCGGTGTTTATAAGGAAGCTATGACTTGCTCACCCAGGCATATTTGAACGGTTTTATCGTAGCACAGCGGTGTTTATAAGGAAACTATGACGTCAGGCTTTTTGATGACAGAGAAGAAACCTGGACGCCCCAAAGGAACCACAAAACACGGGGAGCTTAAAACCAAAAAGCTCACCCTTCGCTTGTCTGCGAAAGCGCCAAAGGGTTGGTTGTCCGATTGGCTGGAAGAGCAATTCGGTAGACTCGCTTAAAGCAAGCGCCCTTCCCTTTTTTCGTCATCTGCCTTACGCGTTCGGATTCGAGTATCCCGTCTTTGTGGAGTTTGTTTATGGGGTGCCGGGTGTATTCGTAGGAGCGGTGGATGATTTTACTGATTTCCAAGGCACTTAATGTTTTACCCTGAAGAGCTTGAAGGATCTCGCC